CCACAAGGATCACCTGATCTAAGAGCCGGAATTCAAGAAGCTTTTTTAAATGAACTTTTAACTACCGGACCAAATCAAGGTCAGTTATTGACTAGTGTAATGCCTGACTTTGACAGATATGGAACCTACACAGGTGATGATCAACTTTTAAAAGATTATGCAGCAGCAGGTCGTGGAACACCTACTTCACAATTAGTTAAATTACCAGCAAATCATCCTTATGCAGTTAGTGGTCCTGGTTACTATGAATATAATGGAACAGATTTTAGTAAGACAGCAGATTTAAACATGACACCTGAGTATGAAAAAATGATTAGATTAAATTATGGTCTAGCATCAGGCGGCCGTGTAGGTTACGCTTACGGCTCTGGATTAAAACTAGCTCAACTTTTACAAAAAGCAGGTAAGTCTTTAAAACAAGCGATTAAAGAAGCGGTAGATAATATCAATCCAACTGGTGATAAAAAACTAGATGCTGATATGGCGGTTGATGATATGTTAGAAACATATAGTATTGATAGAGACGCTGTTGATGGTTACGATGTTTTAGATGCTTATGGTTTAGCATATGATGAACTTAAAAGACCTCTTCTAAAAGAAATTGAAAAAACAAAATCTCTTGCTCCTAAAATGATTGAACGTTTTGAATTAATGGAAAAATATCCTGGCATCGATGAAGAGTTAGTAGCTAAAATTGTTGACGATCCAGATCCACAAAGAAAAGCAGAAGTGTTAGCTACAATAGAACAAGCTTTTGAATTGATGAAAAAAGGTAAATCTTCTGACGAAGTTTTAGACATCATGAAACAAATGACAGACAGAACTAAACAAGCTGGAGGCGGCTTAAGTTATTTATCGGGGTTTTAAATGGACTTAGGCAAATATAAAAAGGCCATGCGTCCTAAGAAATACTTGGACGGTAGATTTGTAATCTATGATGAAACAATCCCTGATGCTAGCGACGCGCAGCTAGGAGCTAGAGAAGAGTTTAAAGACGGAAGTAAACAATACGATTACAAAAATCCACAACAAAAAAATCAATACATTACGAGAACTGATGAAGAAATTCAATCTATTGTTGATGATCCAAAATATGCAAATTATACAAGAAAAGATTTTAGAAACGAAAAAATACTAACTAGAAAAGAAACGGAAAGAAAAGGCGTAACGTTCAAAAATATTGGAGCTAGAAAAAGCACAAAAGATCCAAACGAAAAAAACATAAGAAGAACTGAAAAAATAAAAAAAACTCAAGGAGCCAATATTAGTGTTAAAGGTTCTGGTCAAACAGGAAAACAATTTAGTCATGTATACCCATTAATTGAATCTGCAAAACCTGGAACAAAAACAACTTTTATAATTGATGCACAGATGAATAGAGATTTACTGGGTTATAATAAAATTGGTCAAGAAATTGCTGAACAACAAGAACTTTTAATTAAAAATAAACCTGATGGCTATAAAGAAGAAATAGTAAAATTAAATGCTCAAGCAAAAAAGAATGTAATGAATGCAATAAGAAATCTTGGTAAGGAGTATAAAGGTCAAATAGGGTATTTCCAAGTCGATCCAGAAACAGGTGAATTTAAACCTAAAGCAGGTAATTACAAAATGTCGTTCGCTGGTATTGAAGGTGAAAATAAAGTTTATAAAGACATGACTGGGAAAGAAAGAAAAGATTTTGAAAGAAAAATATCTGCAATAGAAAAAGCAAAAACAATTCCAGGGGTTACAACAGCTGATAAAATACAAAGACCTGAGTCTGCCATGACAAGAGAAATGTTTAACAGGTTTAATAAACTAAAAGGAGTTTTAATTCCAGGGCTAGAAGAAATTAAAGATAGTTTAAAAAAACTTCCAGACGACATTAAATCAAAAAGATATTTTACTGCAGCATTAAAAGGTTTAGGTATTGTTGCAACTCCTTTAATTGTTTCAGGAATGTATAATGATTTTAAATCTGGTAAAACGGTTATGGAAACTTTAGAGAGAAATTTAATTGGTACTGATGCTGTTGGTGGTATGAAAGATATCTTTGCATTGTCTCCTGAAGAAAGAGAAGCAAGATCTGTAGTTAAACAAGCTGAGATGGATGAACAAATTGCACAAGACTTTTCTGGTTTAGACACTGATTTTCAAACTCCAAGAGTAGAATCTAAAATGTCTTTAGAAGAAGCATTAAAAGAATATGAAGAAGGTTTAAAAAGAGTTGAACTTGAAAGACAACAAGAAGAAGCTGAAAGAGCTGAAGGAAGAGCTAGCAGTTTTGAAAGTTTAAAAGATTTAATGTTAGGCGAAAGATTTCAACCACAAGAAATACCGCAACAATTTTTAGCTAGTGGTGGCCGTGTAGGTTTTGCAGATGGAACTCCACCTGATCCAAGTAAAAGAAAGTTTATGAAAATTATGGGTGCACTTGCAGCAGTTCCTGTAATTGGTAAATATTTTAATTTAGCTAAACCTTTAACTAAAGCAGCTCCAGCTGCAGTAGAAGCAGTAAAAGGTATACCACCTTATTTTTTTAAAATGGTAGAAAAAATAAAACAGTACGGAGATGATGTAAGTAAGAGATTTGCAACTCAGGAAAAAGAACAAGTTTATAATTATAGAACATCCGATGCAGATTATGAATTAATAGAAGATTTAAATACAGGGGATACAAGACTTAAAGTTATAAAAGGAGATCCTGATTTTCCTGGATACAAAGAACAAGAACTAACTTTGACTAAAGGTAAAATAGATGAAACAACCGGAAGCGTTCCTGATCAATATGATGAATATACAGTTAGATCAGATTTTGATGGTAAGATGAAAGACATTGATGAAGGTATAGAAGGCATTGATGATTTGATTGAAGATACCATTGGTTTTGAAAATGTTTCTATAAAAGAACTGGAAGATATGGGTTATGATGTAAATAGATTATCTCCAGATTTTAAAAAGAAACTAGGAATTAAATAATGTATTCTAAAGGTAAAAAGAGTGGCCCACCACCTAAAAGAGGCCCTAGTTCACAGGGCTTGAATATTTCGTATAATACTGTTAAAACAGTCAAACAATCTGGAGAAAAAAATAATGGCAGAGATAGACAAAGCTTTACCAAACATAAAAGTTCAACCTGAAGAAACAACTGACGATATCGCAGTTGAAATGATTGAAGAAATTGAAAAGGTAGAACCCGGTGAAACTCAAATTACTGAAATGGAAGACGGGTCGGTTGATGTTAACTTTGATCCAGAATCATTAATACAATCACAAGCAACAGACTTTAATGCTAACTTAGCTGATTTTGTAGATGAAAGAGAGTTAGGTTATTTATCTTCAACACTATATCAAAATTATCAAGACTATAAAAGTTCTAGAAAAGATTGGGAAAAATCTTATACTCAAGGATTAGAACTATTGGGATTTAAATATGAAAACAGGACGGAACCGTTCGCCGGTGCTTCGGGTGCCACTCATCCGGTACTTGCTGAAGCAGTTACTCAGTTTCAGGCGTTGGCTTATAAAGAGTTACTCCCAGCCACTGGACCAGTAAGAACTCAAATCATTGGAGTTCAAACTCCAGAAAAAACTCAACAAGCAAATCGTGTAAAAGATTTCATGAACTATCAGTTGATGGATCAGATGAAAGAATACGAACCAGAGTTTGATCAAATGTTATTCTATTTACCTCTTGCAGGTTCTTCATTTAAAAAAGTTTATTATGATGATTTATTGGAACGAGCAGTATCTAAGTTTGTTCCAGCAGATGATTTAATTGTTCCGTACACAGCTACCTCATTAGATGATGCGGAAGCAATTATTCATCGAATTAAAATTTCTGAAAACGAATTAAGAAAACAACAAGTCGCAGGTTTTTACAGAGATGTAGAATTAAAAGCGGGTCATGATAACTTAACTGAAGTTGAGAAAAAAGAATTAGAATTAGAAGGCACAGTTAAAACTGGAAGAGATGATGATGTTTTTACTTTGTTAGAATGTCATGTTAATTTAGACTTAGAAGGATTTGAAGATATTGGTGCTGATGGTGAACCAACAGGAATTAAACTACCTTACATTGTAACCATCGAAGAAAATTCTAGAGAGATATTATCTATTAGAAGAAACTACGAACAAAACGATCCAAAAAAATCTAAGATACAATACTTTGTACATTTCAAATTTTTACCTGGTTTAGGTTTCTATGGTTTTGGTTTAATCCACATGATTGGTGGATTATCAAGAACTGCAACTTCAGCATTAAGACAATTATTAGATGCCGGAACATTATCTAACTTACCGGCTGGTTTCAAACAAAGAGGAATCAGAATTCGAGATGATGCACAAGCAATACAACCTGGTGAATTCAGAGATGTAGATGCTCCAGGAGGAAACATAAGAGATGCTTTTATGACTCTTCCATTTAAAGAGCCTTCTCAAACCTTATTACAACTTATGGGAGTCGTGGTAAATGCAGGACAAAGATTCGCTTCCATAGCGGACCTGCAAGTAGGGGATGGGAATCAACAAGCAGCTGTGGGCACGACTGTAGCATTGCTTGAAAGAGGTAGTAGAACAATGTCTGCTATTCATAAAAGAATTTACGCAGCATTAAAAAATGAATTTAGAATTTTATCAAGAGTATTTAGATTATACTTACCTGCAGAATATCCATACGATGTAGTTGGGGGTCAAAAAATGATTAAACAATCAGACTTTGATGATAGAGTGGATATACTGCCAGTTGCTGACCCTAACATTTTCTCACAGACACAGCGTATTTCTTTAGCGCAAACAGAACTGCAACTGGCAATGTCAAATCCCCAAATGCATAATTTGTATCAAGCATACAGAAACATGTATGAAGCGATTGGTGTCAAAGATGTTGACACTGTTTTAATTAGACCACAACCACCACAACCAAAGGACCCTGCTTTAGAACACATCGATGCTTTAGCAGGGAAACCGTACCAAGCTTTTCCTGGTCAAGATCATAGAGCACACATGACGGCACATTTAAATTTTATGGCAACAAACATGGCAAGAAACAATCCAATTGTTATGGCAAGTTTAGAAAAAAATATTTTTGAACACATTTCATTAATGGCTCAAGAACAAGTTGAAATAGAATTTAAAAATGAAATACAACAGCTTCAACAAATGCAAATGATGATGCAACAGAACCCACAAATGGCTCAACAAATGCAAATTCAAGCTAGAATGTTGTCAGAAAAGATTGAAGCTAGAAAAGCTGTGTTAATTGCAGAGATGATGGAAGAATTTATGAAGGAAGAAAAAGAAATTACGTCACAATTTGACAATGATCCTATTGCAAAACTACGAGCAAGAGAGTTAGACATTCGAGCACAAGAAAATGCACGTAAGAAAAAGGTTGATGACGAGCAAATTAACCTAAATAAGATGAAAGCAATGATGAATCAGATGCAAACTGATGAAAAATTACAACAAAATGAAGATTTAGCACAATTAAGAGCTGATACTTCGATTGAAAAAACAATTTTAGCTGCTAAATTAAGAAATCAAAGGAATTAATCATGTTTCCATGGTCAATAATAGGCACTGCACTTAAAACTGGTGCTGAAATTTACAAAAATAAGAAAAAATCTGAAATAATTATGTCTGAAGCACGAATTGTTCATGCTGAAAAGATGAAACGCGGAGAAATTGAGTACAGTGGACAGATTTCTCAAAATCAAAAAGGCGACTGGAAGGACGAATTTGTACTTTTAGTCTTGTCAAGTCCATTGGCGGTCTTAGCGTACGCAGTTTTTGCTGAAGACAAAGAGATTGAAGCCAAACTTGACTTGTATTTTGAGAAATTATCTGCTATGCCTTGGTGGATAACCGGTCTTTGGATTTCAGTCGTTGCAGCGATATACGGAATCAAAGCAACGGACATTATCAAAACTAACGGAGGAAAAAATAATGGCAAATAAAAGATTTAATAAACAAGTGCCTGGTTTTGGATTCATAAAAGGCAAACCTGAAAAAGGAACAGAAGCTGTAAAAGGCAATGTATCTCCTCAGGAAAAGAAAAATATTGCTTTTTCAAAATCTAAAAAAGTAAAAAACACAGCGAGCTAATTATGGAAAAAAATAAAAAAGGAAAATACCCTTCAAAAGGTATGAATGCTTTAGCAGAGAAAAGACCTGATGTAGCTGAAAAAATTATGGGCTACAAAGAAGGTGGCAGAGCAAAGATGATGGATGGTGGAGTTACTAATCATGCTCAACTAACTGGATTTGGAGCAGTAAGACCGGAAGTTAAAAAATTCGGAAAAAAATAATGACTAGTAAATACCATAAAACAAAATCTGGAAAAATGGCAAAGAAAGGTCTTTGGTATAATATCCAGCAAAAGAAAAAAAGAATCGCTGCAGGTTCAGGTGAAAAGATGAGAAGACCGGGAACTAAAGGCGCACCAACAGCAAAAGCTATAAAAAGATCACAAGGTTAATAATGGCACGAACTGCTGCATGGCAAAGAAAAGAAGGTAAATCACCTAGTGGTGGTTTAAA